ACAAATACAATTTATTATGGAACACAAGACCCAGTAAAGCATATGTGGACAGGCAAGAAAGAGGATGTAACTGATAGTGCAATCGGTGCTGTTTATGAATGGTTTATGGGAAATATAGAAGATGATATGGAAGAATATTCTATTACATATCCAAGTACAGAATTTGAATTGGTTATGAGAAGAAAGAAGGATAAAAACAATGACTAAGTTAAGAAGATGGCTATTAGATTTATTGTATGAAGAAAATGTACAATGTGACAGTGGCATTGAAAGTTTGATAGATGATATTGAGCAGATTGTCAAGGATAGTTTAGTTGAAGATTGGAATGAATGATGAAAAAGTTTAATAAATTTGGATATGTTTATGCTCTATTAAAAAAGAAACATCCTGATTGGTCAAAGAGCAAACTTAGAAGTTGTACAATTTATGCTATAAAAACTTAATTTTAAGAGGTAAATTTATATGTTGAAAAATATTTTTAAAAAATATGCAGTAATTTGTTATATTGTTCATGCGGAACGAATTGCTTGGTGTGATACATTTTATAGTTTAAATGCTGCTAAAAAATATTTAAAAGAATTTGCATTAAGAACACTAGAAAAAGAAAAGAGCTATGCTAAATATTATGCAGATATTATTAATGTCAAAGCGGATATTCAAGATGATTATGCATATATTGAACGAGAAACAGAAGATGGCTGGATGCGTTGGACTTTTGAAGTAAAAGAAGTAAATAAAAAAGTTAATATTACGTTACTTCATTTAGAAGAATCAATTGAATCTTTTATGGAAAATTTTAAAAGAAAATATCACTTAAAAACATAGTTTCATAGAGGAAGAACATATGAATATGACATTTGAAGATATAGAAGAATATAGAAAAAATGCTGTAAATAGATTAAAGAAAGAAGACCAGTATGCTACTGCAAAAGCAGTAGAACAAGCATTTTCTGCATTAATCTGTCTTGATCAATACCAGTGGGAACGTGACGTTGCTATTAAACAGCTTGAAAAACTTGGTATTGGTTTTGGTGAAAAAATTGATGGTAAATATTTAACAAAAGAAGAATATGATAAATTGCTTGAATACAAATATATGTATGAAGATTTGTGTAGATAAATTTAAGGGTGTAAGTTATGGCTAAGAAAAGAAAAATTGATTTTATATTATATGATGATAATGATGAAAGATTGATTTTTAGATTCTATCCACGACAATCATCTTGCCATAGTTTTGGAGATGAACCACCTAAGAGCTGGAAAGAAGTATACAAAGAATATTTTGCTTATTCAGTGCTAAAACAATACATAGAAAACGATGGTACTATATTTACAATAACATTGTTTGAAGAACCATGTGATGAATGTTCTGTTATATATGATGTAGGATTTAGATGTAAGCTTATTTCTGAAGGAAGAGAGACTTATACAAGAATGTACAATGGGGAAAGCTATACATTTGATTTACTTGATAATGAAATCTCTCCAATTGGTATGGGTACATCTTGGAACATAAAAAAACATAGTGATGATTTGTTTAAAATTGAAATGTTTAATTGGAATGAAGCAGGTTTTAGATTTTGGCTTAATAAAAAAGAACTAAAAGAATTTAGTAAATACTTAGAAGAATGTTGTGAATATATGCTTGCTCATGGTGATCCAATTTAAAATAACAAAATGTAAAAATATCTGAAAAAACTATTGACAAAATTTTACACATATGCTAGACTAATTAAAAATAAATAAAGGAGTGAATAAAAATGATTGTATATGGTTTTGAAGTAGCACATGGATATAAGATCCTAAAGGGTTTTGTCCATGCAGACAATGAAAAGGTAGCAAAGCAAAAGATTCTGAATCAGGAATGGGATGATATTACTGATGAGTATGATACAGACATTCTGACAGATGGTTATCAGATCATGGGTATTTGGCAGTAAGGAGAAAAATATGGGATTTGGTTTAACTTTAGTTTTAATGACTTTAATTATTGCTGTTGCAGTATTAACTGGAATATATATGCTGTACTGTGCAGAAAAAGATATCAAAATGTTTGAAAATCCAAGATATAATGAACGTATCATAAAATTAGAAAGAGTAGTAAAACAATTGGAGGATAAAATATGAATCCAGCATTTGTAATTTTAGTTATGTTGGCAGCGGTTGCACTATGGTTTTTGTTATCGTTTGTATTCTTTCCACTTGGAAAATTTATCTATAGAATTTGGAAAGATGCAATTGATGAAATAAATAGAAAAGACAAAGAAGAAAACAAGGAAGAAAAGGAGACAGAATAATGAGAAAAGGTTTTGTTGGAGCAGTTACTTTAGGAATTGCAATGGTAGTAGGTATTGTGTTGATGATTATGTGTAGTGTGAGAGTTCCTGCAGGTTATGTTGCAGTACAGTATAATATGAATGGTGGAATTGTTAACGAAACTCTTTCACAGGGTTGGCATATTATTTCGCCCACTGTAAAAACCACATTGTATTCCATCGGTATTGAACAGTCTTATTTGACAGCAGAGGATAAGGGAGACTCTGAAGACGATGAAAGTTTTAACATCCCTACATCTGATGGTAAGACTGTAAAGGTCAATTTGGAATTCTCTTATAGATTCGATGCAGATAGAGTTGCTGAAACATTTACAACATTTAAGGGACGTTCTGGTGAAGACATTAAAAACACATTTATTAAGCCAAAGGTAATTGCTTGGACTCAGGAAGTATCTGCAAATTATCCTGTAACTGATATTTTTGGCGATCAGCGTACTGCAATCAATGCAGAACTGGATACATACTTGAAAGCAAAATTTGAACCCTATGGAATTATTATTGACACTGTAAACTTCACTGACATTTCTGTAGATGAAGAAACTGCTAATGCTATCCAGAAGAAAGTAACAGCACAGCAGGAACTGGAACTGGCAAATATTGAAGCCCAGACTGCTATGATTCAGGCCGAAAAGGATAAGGAAGTAGCTTTGGTAGAAGCGGAGAAGAATAGACAGACTGCAGCTATTCAGGCTGAACAGGCAAAGATTAAAGCAGAAGGTGAAGCAGAAGCTAGAAAGATTGCTGCAGAAGCCGAGGCTGAAGCAAATAGAAAGATTGCAGAATCTCTTACTCCTGAGTTAATCGAAAAGATTAAGCTTGAGAAGTGGAATGGAACCGTTCCTCAGGTTCAGGGATCTAACACTCCTATTGTAAGTATTACAGAGTAAACATACATATTTAATAAATGCCTTGTGTAGTTTAAATTGCTACACAAGGTAATTAAAAATAAAGGAAGAAATATTTATGATGAAGAAAGATACTTTTATTACAATTATGGATTCTCTAAAGAATTATTGGGATGGTATTCGTAACCTTGAGGATGCACTTGGTGTATATTTTGAAGAAAGTTTTTTGGTCAAAATTGTAGATGATACTCTTAATGCACTTTGTGATGAGATGGAGTCTGATTTAGATAATTGGGATAATCATGAATATGAACCTTGGGTTTATTATTATGCTTTTGAATTAGATTTCGGTAGAAACAATAAAGCAAGAGATGGCGTTACTTTTGATGGTAATACTGTGCCTCTTACTAATGCAGGACAGTTGTATGATTTTCTTATTGAATTGAATAAATGTAAAAACTAAAAAGGAGAAACAATTATGAAGAAAATTTTAGTAGTAGTTGATATGCAGAATGATTTTATTGACGGTGCATTAGGCAATAACGAGTGTAAGGCAGTAGTTCCTAATGTGGTGAATAAAATTAAAAACTTTGATGGCAATGAAATTTTTTATACTTTAGATACCCATCAGAATAATTATATGAATACCCAGGAGGGTAGAAAGCTTCCTGTAGTACATTGTATTGAAGAAACCAATGGATGGATGCTTAATAAAAATATTGAAGATGCAATTAATAATAATGGTGCTTCAATTGTAGAAGTTAGAAAGCCTACATTCGGAAGTGTAAATTTGGCAAACGAATTCATGTTTATGTTCGAAGAAAATAATGAATTTGAAGTTGAGTTTGTAGGTATATGTACTGATATTTGTGTAATTTCTAATGCCATGTTAATTAAGACATTTTTCCCAGAAGCAAAGGTTGTAGTAGATGCATCTTGTTGTGCAGGTGTAACCCCAGAAAGCCATAAGAATGCATTGGAAGCTATGAAGATGTGTCAGATTGAAATTATTGGAGAATAACTTATGATTAAAATCAATGATAAAATTGTAGAAATAAATAAATTTCCAGATGGAACACCAAGAATTAATTTAGATCCTTATGTTAAAGAAAATGAATATAATGGGCATTCGTGTTTTTTGATTAGCTGGCTTTATGAAAGTGATGATGAAATGTTTTATCTGATGCTGATTAAGAAACATCTAGAAAGACATTTTACAAATGTTGATTATTATCTTTTTATGCCATACACTCCGAACGCAAGAATGGATAGAATAAAACATAATGATGAAGTGTTTACATTAAAATATTTTTGTGATTTTATTAATTGGCTTAATTTTAGTTCTGTATATGTACTTGATGCTCATAGTGATGTTTCGGTTGCATTATTAAATAATTGCACATCCAAAAATCCAAAAGAGTATATTGAAAAAGTTATTAACTATATTGAAGAAGATAATAAAAATATCAATAATGATTTAATCTTGTATTTTCCAGATGCTGGTGCCGCAAAAAGATATTCTAGTTTGTTCTCTGAAATCATGTATTGTTATGGTGAAAAGAGACGTGATTGGAAGACTGGGAAAATCTTAGGTCTTGATATTAGAAACAATGGTATTGACTTAACGAATAAAACAATTCTTATGATTGATGATATTATTTCTTATGGTGGTTCTTTGTATCACAGTGCAAATACTTTAAAAGAATTGGGTGTTGGTACAATTTATGCTTATGCTACACATGCAGAAAACAGTGTATTGAATAAAGAAAAGGGAACTTTAATTAAGTCTTTAGAAAACAATACAGTAAAAAGATTGTTTACAACAAATAGTTTATATAGTGGAGAACATGATAAAATTACAGTTATGGAGGTGTAGTGATGAATAATACAATGGCTTTGTTGCTTTCTGACACATATAAGCAGTGCCACGATAGAATGTATCCAGATGGTTTAACTAAACTGGTGTCATATTGGGTTCCAAGAAAGTCCATGTTAAAGGATCATGATAAAATGGTGTTCTTTGGATTGCAAGCATTTATTAAAGAATATTTAATTGAATATTTTAAAGAGAATTTTTTCAATTTGCCTGAAGATGAAATGTTATCTCTTTATACTAGTTCAATGAATATTCAAATTGGTGGGGGAAATTATGATTTAGATAAGATTGTAGACCTTCATAGATTAGGATATTTACCTCTTGAAATCAGAGCATTGCCTGAAGGAACTCTTGTTCCAATGGGTGTTCCTTGTATTGAAATCACGAATACACACGATAAATTTGCATGGCTTGTTCAATGGATAGAGTGCATTTTACAGGTGGAATTGTGGAAACCTTGTTGTCATGCAACTATTGGACATATGTATAGGGATATTGCGGATTATTGGTATAATAAAACCACAGACAATCTCCCATCTAATATGGCCTGTGCAGATTTTGGAATGAGAGGAATGTCTTGCATGGACGAAGCAGTTAGATGTTCTGCTTCTTGGTTGCTCTCGTTTAATAAGACATCTACAATTCCTGCAATTACTTATATTGACAAGTATTATAATGCAGATTGCAAAAACAATGGACTTGGAATTGGTGCAGTATCTACCGAACATAGTGTAATGGGTGCGAATTATTCTATTGACGGTGATGAAATCACTTTTGTTAAACGACTTTTAAATGAACTGTATCCTAATACTTCTTTTAGTATGGTTTCAGATACATATGATTATTGGAATATGGTAAATAATATTCTTCCACAAGTTAAAGAAGATATCATGAATCACAATGGTAAACTTTTGGTTCGTCCTGATAGTGGTGATATTGTAGAGATTTCTGTTAAGACTGTCGAAAGATTATGGGATATTTTCGGTGGTACTATTAACTCCAAAGGATATAAAGTGTTAGACCCGCATATTGGTATTATTTATGGCGATGGTTGTACTATTTCTAATGTTGATACCATTTGGAGAGAATTAGAAAAGCGTGGTTTTGCTGCCAACAATATTGCTTATGGTGTCGGTGCTTTCTGCTTTACAGCAATTGTCGAGAACGGCAAAATGATTGTTGTTACAAGAGACACTTTCGGAATTGCAATGAAAGCAACATATGGAGTTATTGAGGGTAAAAAATTAATGATCTATAAAGATCCTAAGACAGATACAAGTAAGCTTAAGAAGTCTCATAAAGGTTGTTGTAAGGTTTATGAAGATAATGGAGAATTAAAATGTGAAGATGGCTTGCTTGAAATGAGTAATGATAGTCTGCTTACTACTATATTTAAAGATGGTGAATTAGTAAGAGAGGACACTTTTATGGATATTAGAGAAAGAATGTATGGAGGTTCTAATGATTAAAGTCATAGATGGAGATTTGCTATCATCAAAGACTGATGTTATTGCACACCAGGTTAATTGCCAAGGAGCTTTTAACTCTGGTGTTGCAAAAGCAATTAGAGACTTTGATGTAGATGTATATAATGATTATCATTCATTTTGTTCTATTAATACGCCAGAACAATTATTAGGAACTGTTAAATATTTTGAATCAAACTATGATGGAAGAATATATGCTAATTTATTTGCACAGAAATCATATGGATATGACGGTAAACAATACACAGATATTAATGCATTAAAAAAGTGTTTTGAAAATTTAAAAACGCATTGTTTATTTAAAAATCTTAGCATAGCAATGCCTTATAAAATTGGTTGTGTTCGTGGCGGTGCAAACTGGAATGAAGTGTATGCAATTATCGAAGAAGTGTTTAAAGATTGTAATGTTGAATTGTGGAGATTAGATAAAGGGTGAAGATAATGAATAATTTCAATGCGATGGAAGTAAAAGATAGAATTGTTACTTGGATTAAATATTGGTTTGATAACAACGGCAAAGATTGTACTGCAGTAGTTGGTATATCTGGTGGTGCAGATTCTTCTGTGGTAGCTGCATTATGTGTAGAAGCTCTTGGAAAAGATAGAGTTTTTGGTGTTCTTATGCCTAATGGGAAACAAAATGATATTTCAGATGCAATTCATTTAGTTTGTCATTTAGATATTGATTATACTGTAATTAATATTCATAATGCAGTACATGCAATTAAGAATGAAGTAAAAACCGCATTAGATGATCATTGGAGTAAACAGTCTTCAATTAATCTTCCACCTCGTATTCGTATGTCTACATTGTATGCAGTTTCTCAGACTATCAATGGTAGAGTAGCTAATACATGTAATCTTTCGGAAGATTGGGTCGGATATTCTACTCGCTTTGGAGACAGCGTAGGAGATTTCAGTCCTCTTTCTCATATTACTAAGACAGAGGTAAAAGAAATTGGCAAAGTATTAGGTCTTCCTGATGAATTGGTTTATAAAGTACCTTCAGATGGTCTTTGTGGTAAGACCGATGAAGATAATCTTGGTTTTACTTATGATGTATTAGACAAATATATTCGTACTGGTGAAATTGAAGATATGGATGTGAAAACCAAGATTGATTTTATGCACGAAAAAAATTTATTTAAATTACAGTTGATGCCAAGCTTTAAACTGTAATAAGAAAAATAATAAGACTAATTAATTTTAAAATGTTACAAATAGTAGTTGACAAAATTATTAAATTGTGGTATAATTAGGACAGTAGGGGAAAACCACACTAATTTAAAATACATGAAAGGATTAAAAGGATAATGAGAGATAATATGAAGAAAAATGATCTGCTTACTTCTGATGTGGTTCTGAGCGATGGTGGTAATTACGGTATTATACTTCGTGGAACTTATAAGGGTGATTTGATCAAATGGTTTAAGGATAAGAATGGTGAAATTATTCATAAGTATCGTTCTTTTGATATGATTAAGGACGATTTGACCTTTAAGACTTCTGCTAAGTTTGATGGACAGGATACTCGTATTGTTAAGGTCTACAGAGTGACTGATCCACATAATATGTCTACGATGGACGCAATTAAAGATGAGTATGTTATTTGGCAGAATATCAAGGAAGTAACTATGGCTGAACTGGAAGAAATGTTTGGTTGCAAGGTTAAGGTTATTAGAGAAAACTAAGTTTAAGTTTTGCTTTGTTTAGACTAATCATAAATACATAATAGACATAATGGGATATATTTATAAAATTACTAATTTAATAAATAATAAAATATATGTCGGACAAACATCAAAAACAATTGAAGAGAGATATGAGACACATTTAAAAAATGCCCAAAAACATATAAATCGATATTTATATGATGCAATGAATCATTATGGATATGATAACTTTGAAATAAAAGAGATTGAGCAATGTGATAATAAAGACTTAGATGAGCGAGAAAAGTATTGGATTGCATATTATGATTGTATAACACCAAATGGATATAATATGACTGCTGGTGGAGGCGGTGGAAACACATGGAAAAACAATCCGAATAAAGAAAAATCAAGCAAAAAATTAAGTAAATCATTAAGAGATGCTTTTTCAATAAAACAAGGATATGATTCTTTTGAAGATAAAATACAAAAAGAACATATAGATGGATTTGAAGATAATATTTTTGATGATTGGATTTTAATTCGAAAAATAAAATCAGGTGATAGTATTGATGATATTTCTAAATATTTTGGATTGTCTAGAGGTGCAATTTGTAAAAAGTGTAAAGAATATTTAGGATGCAGTATTAAAGAATTAAGAACTAAAGATTTTAACTTTAATGGATATGTTAACACAGGTGGAAATTATAAAACAATAGATAAAGATGCTCTCTTAGAAATGATAAAAAGTAATTGTAATAACAAAGAAATATGTAATTATTTTAGTATCACAAATTCTACATTGAGAAATAAATGTGTTGAATTGTTTGGGAAACAAATAGATGAATTGAGAGATTCGACATATAGTATGCATTCGGAAGAATCCAGAAAGAAAATATCGGAATCAAGATTGGGAAAGACATATGAAGAAATTTATGATAAAGACTTTTTAGAAGAAAAAATCAAAAAACTTAAAGAACATTGGCTTGATAAAAAAAATCCAAACTATAAATATGTAGATAAATCAATATTATACGATATGATTTATAATGATTTGTCTGCAGATGAAATGGCAGATTATTTTAATATATCAAAGCCTACATTATATGCAAAAATAAAAAAATATTTTAATTCTACTTTAAAGGAGATGAGAAAAATTGCAAGAGATTCAGAGAAGTCTAGCACATATTGAATGTATATCTAAACTTGAACCAATTCCTGATTATGATCGTGTTGAATTGGCAACAATTTTAGGATGGAGAGTTGTTGTTCGTAAGAATGAATTTCAAGTAGGTGATTTATGTTGTTATTTTGAAATTGATTCAAAATTGCCTGAAAAAGAATGGTCTGAATTTTTAAGACCAAAACATTTCAAAATAAAAACTCAAAAAATGTGTAAGGTTATTAGTCAGGGATTGGCTTTACCAATTGATGTAATTCCAGAATTACAGAATAAATCTTTTGAAATTGGAACTGACGTAACAGGACTTTTAGACGTTACATATTCTGTACAGGAAGATAATATTCGCAAATCTAACAAGGTTGATCCAGAAGTTAAGTATAAGTCAATGGCACAGAGACATCAAAAACTATTTAAGAAGAAACCATTCCGTTGGTTGATGAGACACACATGGGGAAGAAAATTGTTGTTTTTTATCTTTGGAAGAAAAAAAGATAAGCCAAAGGCATTTCCTAGTTGGATTATTAAAACTGATGAAACGAGAATTGAAAATGCACCTTTTTATCTTGAAAGTACTGATAAATGGGTAAAAACAGAGAAGCTTGATGGTACAAGTTGTACATTTGCTGTAGATAGAAAGAAGAAAAATAAGTTTGAATTTATTGTCTGTAGCAGAAACGTAAGACAGTTGGATAGAAATCAGGTTACTTACCATGAATCTAATATCTATTGGGAACTTGCAGATAAGTATAACATTGAAAAAATTCTTAAAGAATTTGCTTTAGATAACAATTATAACAGAATAGTGTTACAGGGTGAAGGTGTTGGTAATGTTCAAGGAAATCCTTATAAATTAGCAGAGAATGATTTATATGTATTTAACCTTATAATTGACGGTAATAGATGTGGAACAGTTGAAATGGCAAGTTTTTGTGACAACTATGGTTTAAAGCATGTTCCTATTATTGATGTAAACTATGAACTCCCTAAGACTATGGAAGATATGAAGCTTGAAGCTGATGGCTATAGTGAAATTAATTCAAAGGTTAAGAGAGAAGGATTTGTTTATAGAAGTAAAGACGGTAAAACAAGCTTTAAAAATGTGAGCCGTGAATATTTGCTTAAGCATAATGGCTAAACTAATTAAAAATATATAACAGATATGAGAAAGAAGAAATTTATAAATAGTGAGTAGAAGATATAAGGGTCGGGAAATTGCTCGTGGAGCACCTTGGCTTGCTATCAGAAAGGAGGTTGCAAGCCATGAATTTGAAACATGAAGATTATAAACAATGTGAAGAAAATTCAGAACAAAATTATTGTGTATGTAAATCTTGTGATTCCTACTTTGTTTTTACTCCCGATAAAATAAAATGGGATGAACAAGGCTATGGATACTCTACAAAACTCGTTATATGCCCAGAGTGTGGATGTGTCAATGTGATTAAATATATTGAAGATAATGGCTTAAATGTCAATTTTGATGACAGATACTACGATTACAACAGATAAAAACAAGTTGATTAATATAATAACAATAAAAATTTATATAAATGACAACAAGGAGATTTAAAATGGCAAAGAAAGAAAGAATTGAGCTAGACAAGAAAGAATGGGTTTCACGCTTTAATATTGTAGGAGAAGCTGAAGTAAAGGATTTTACTTTCTCTCTGGATCAGAAGTCTGAAAAGAGTGATTACATCTATAGCAGAATGAATCTTAGTATTGATTGTGGCGAAAAGTATGGTAAGCCTAATGTTGAACTTATGGGTGGATACTTTAGTGAAAAGGATGGAGTTATCTATGTTCATGGTAAGAATGAAGATGGCTCTGATGATTTTAAGAATCAGTACACTATTGCATTCGAAGATAGATTTGATGAAGACATTCTGGAAGACATTGGTGACATGTGTTTCATGACCGTTGGCCTTGAAAAGACTGATAAGGATAAAATTTTCTATAAGAAGTTCCTGTCTGCTTATGATATGATTGCATATATTAATGAACATTTGGAAAATGGAATGAAAGTCAGAGTAACTGGTAATATGCGTTATACCGTTTATAATGGCAATATTCAGTGTAAGAAGGAAGTAAATTATATTACATTGGTTGATGAAAAGCCTGAAAATTACCATGCAAACTTTACTCAGACTATGTTGATTGATGAAGATAGCTGTACTAAGGAATCTCTTGACAAGGATAAGTCTATTCTGACTGTTGATGCTTATATTCTGGAAAAGTTTAAGGAATATAATGGTTGGGATCTTACTGAGAATGGTAAGATTAAGGGTGGCAAGTTTGTTCCACTGAGAAAGACTTTTGAGTTTTCTGTTGACTTGACAACTGATGCAGGAAAGAAGAAGATTCAGGCAGTACTTGCATCTGATAAGATGTTTAAGGTTAAGAAGGGTACTGTTACTCAGATTACTTTCGATGGTGAATTTATTGAAGCTGGTGCTGCAGTAATGCCTACAATTGATGATGTTCCAGATGATATTAAGGAACTGATTGAAATGGGAATTTATACTGAAGAAGAAGCTTTGAAGGCTTGTGCTAACAATGGTGCTCGTGAAAGAAGAATGTTGATTCTCAAGCCTAATATTAAGAAGGTTGGAGATGGTGATGACAAAGTAACTCAGTTGGCAATCATTCCAGAAAAGTATTCTGCAGAAGATTTGATTTTTGATTTCTTGTCTCCTAAGGATGAAGATGATGATGAAGAACTTCCTTTTGATAATGATGAAGAAGTAGTTGAAGAATCTTCTGATGATGATTCCGATTGGTTGAATGCACTGTAAGTTATAATATTAAATAGACAAATTGAATCTACTGCATCTTTATGGTGCAGTAGATAACTAATAATAAAGGAGAAATAATAATGGCAAAATTCGGTAAGAAGAACCATGTATCTATTAATTTACTTGATTATTCCACTTGTTTGTTGGGAGAAGCTAAGGTTGGTAAGACAACACTTATTAAGGAAGTATGTGAAAAGATTGCTGGCGAAGATGGATATTTGTTTTTAGAGTTTGGTGATGAACGAGGCGCTGCAGCAATTGAGAATATCAATTATGAAAACGTTGAATCTTGGTGGTCTGATGAAGACGAGGATATTGTTGGATTCGCTGATATCGTAGAAGATATTTGTGAAAATAAGACTACTGATTATCCTGATTTGAAGGTTGTTGTATGGGATACTTACGATCAAATCATTCCGCTTGCAGAAGCAGAATCAATCCGTTTGTATAATAAGTCTGTACCAGCAGATAAGAAAGCAGAGACTATCAATTCCGCATGGGGTGGATTTGGACGTGGTGAAAAGAAAGCCATGGAACTTATGTGGGATATGAAGAATCGTCTGAAAAAGGTTGGTGTAGAAACTATTATTATTGGTCATGTAAAGACTAAGGATGTTACAGATACTGTAACTGGTGAACAGTATCAGATTCTTACTTCTGACCAGCAACAGAATTACTTCAATGCATTGAAGAAACAGCTTCACTTCTTGGCTCTTGCATATGTTGACCGTGAAATTGTAAAGGAGAAGACTGGCAAGAAGGACATTAAGGGTAAGGATGTTATGAAAAATGCAGTTTCTGAAGAATCTAGAAAAATTAAGTTCCGTGATGAAGGATATGCTGTAGATGCTGGCTCTCGTTTTAGCAATATTGTTTCCGAGATTTCTATGGATGCCGATGAATTCATTAAGGCCATTGAGGATGCTATTAGAGCAGAGCAA